GCCTGCCGGTACTGGACCGGTCGCGAGGACACCGCGTCATGAGCCGCCGCCGCCGACCCCGGCCCGGCCGCCACCTGCCGCCGCACGACGCGGCGCCGCTGGCGCTGGCGCTCGACCCGAGGCTTCACGAGACGCTGACCGCCGACGGCTTCACCCTGGCGCCCACCCTGCGGCCATACCTGCGCCAGGACGGCCGGGTGAGCGTGCGCCTGGTCTGGCGCTGTCGCGCCCAGACGGGCGACACGGTGGCCATCACCGCCACCCATGTGGTGCGCGTCGAGGGGAGGGCCGAGCCGTGAGCGCATCACTCTGGCGCCCCGGCGAGGTCGCGCACGGTCATCGACCCGTCGCGCAAAGCGTCACCGTCGTATGTCACAGTGAAGGCTTCCGGGTTCATCTTTCGCGACCTCTGCGAGTGGGGACACATCATACCTCACGGTCGGAGCGCCTGTCATGACCGACCGCGCCGCACGCCTCAAGGCCCTTCATGCCGGCGCCCGCGCGCTGGGCCTGGACGACGAGGCCCGGCGCGACCTGATGGCGCGGGTCACCGGCCGGCGCTCCGCCCGCGACATGACCGACGCCCAGCTCGGCGCGGTCCTGGCGGAGTACGACCGCCTGCGCGGCGGCCGGCCGCGCCAGGCCGGGGGCCGGCGCGGCTTCAAGCCGGCCGCGAACCCGCTGGCGCGCAAGGTGCACGCGCAGTGGGGCGAGCTGTGCCGGCGCGGCGCCATCGCGCATGCCGCCTCCGCCGCCGACCGGCGCCAGGCCCTGCGCGCGTGGTGCGCCCGCCAGCTCCAGCCCGGCGCGGACGTGCTGCTGGATCCGGACCTGCTGGACGACACCAGCCTTCGCAAGCTGGTCGAGGCGCTGAAGAAGTGGATCGCCCGCCTCGACCGCGCGGCGGCCGACGACGCGGCGGCCGATGACGGGGAGGCCGGATGACGCTGCCGCGCGCCTACCTCGACCTGGTGGAGGACATCGGCGAGGCGGCGGCCGCTCGGCTGGTGGCCGTGCGCGGCGGCGTCGACGTCTATGTGCCGGCCCGCTTCGACCCCGACCATGCTCTGGTCCGGGCGCTGGGCGAGGCGCATGCCCGCGCCCTGATCGCGGCCCGGCCGCGCGAGCGGATCGCGGTGCCCTCTTGCCGCCAGGCGCACCGGCGCGCCATGATCCGGCGGCTGTATGACAGCGGCGAGACGCTGGGGTCCATCGCCCTCGCCCTCGGCCTCAACCAGCGCCATGTGCGCCGCCTGCTGGCCGCCATGGGCCGGGCCGACCCGCACCAGCTCGACCTGTTTTCCCCTCCTGACGAGACCTGACCGGACATGCGTCCGGGCGCGCCGCGCGCGCCGGACCGGCATGCTCTCCCCACGCTCCATCTGGCGAGGGGAGGTCCCGCCGTGTCCGCCATCCAGCCCCACGACCATTTCCCCGAGGCGCTGCATTACCTGCTGCGCCATGAGGGCGGCTATGTGGACCATGCCGCCGACCCCGGCGGGGCCACCAAGTACGGCATGTCGCTCCGCACCCTGCGCGCCCAGGGCGACCTGGACGGCGACGGCGCGCCCGACTGGGACCTGGACGGCGACGGCGACGTGGACGCGGCCGACGTCCGCGCGCTGACGCCCGAGGACGCGGCCCGCTACTACCGGCAGCACTGGTGGGAGCGCCACCGCCTCGGCCTGATCCACCAGGCGGCGCCCGCCATCAAGATCATGGACATGGCGGTGAACATGGGCGCCGGCCGGGCCGTCGCCCTGGCCCAGCGCGCCTGCGGCCTGTGCGGCCATGCCGTCGCCGTCGACGGCCTGCTGGGGCCGCGCACCGCCGCCGCCCTCGACAGCATCCCCACCGCGCACCTGCGCCTCGCCCTGTGCGGCCTCCAGGCCGGCTACTACGCCGGGCTGGTCCGCATGCGGTCGGCGTTCCGGGTCTTCGAGACCGGCTGGATGCGCCGCGCCGCCTTCTGGCCGGAGGAGGATTGATGCGCCCGCTCATGATCCTGGTGGCGGTGGTGGCGCTGGCCGTGGTGCTCGCGTGGGCGCCGCGCGCCCAGACCGTCACGGTCCACGGGGACCGCAACCTCGTTTGGCTGGGAGGCTGACATGCGCATCACCAACATCGCCGTGTGCTGGCGCCCCTGGCACTGGCGCCTCGGCTGGACCGCCGGCGACGCCCCCGGCGAGGCGATCTGGTGGTGCGGCCCCGTCGGCGTCGTCGTCCGATCCATGGAGAGCTGACCATGCGCCCGATCCGCATCCTGACCGTCGCCGCCGGCCTCGCGCTCACGATGTCCGGCTGCCTCCCGGCCGCCATCCCGGGCGCCGTGATGGGCGCCGCCACGCTGTACTGCGCCGGGGTCTCGGAGACCGGCAAGGTCCTGGCCCGCGACGCGCTCACCGGCGGTCGTCCCCTGTTCGCCTGCCCCGACACCTGGGCGGCGGGAACCCCACCCGCCGAGCCCGGCGGCGCGCCGGAGGCAGGGCCGTGACCCCCGCCCTTGTCGCCGGCGATGCCGTCCTCGCCGGCCTGTGCTCGGCCGTCTACGAGCGCGACCGCACGGCGCGCGAGGCGGCGATCCGGGCGCTCGGGTGCGAGGTGCGCCAGTGGATCGCGTGGGGCGGGTCGGAGGCCGCGTTGGTCGACGATTATGATCGCGGGCGCGTGGCGTGCGTGCTGCGCGGGACCGAGGTGGCACATTTCCAATGGCGCGACGTGCTCGCGAATGTCGGGGTGCCCAGCCCCTGGGCCGGTCCCGGCCGAGCGCATACCGGCTATCTGCGCCAGCTCGACCGCATCCTGGATCGGGTGGCTACTGCCATTGAGGACAGCGGGCACCTCGTGGCGCTGGCCGGGCACAGCATGGGCGGGGCGCTGGCCACATTGCTGGCCGCGCGCCTTTGGTGGCGCGAGACCGCCGGCCTGGGCCGCTGGGGCGTGCGAGCGGCGGTGACCTTTGGGGCGCCGAAGGCCCTCGACGCCGAGGCCGCCGCCGCCATCGGCTGCCCCGTCCGCCGCTACGTGGTGGAGGGCGACCCGGCGCCGCTGTGGCCGCCGATCCCCGGCTTGTGCCACCCGGCGCCGGTGATCCGGCTGCCGGCGCCGCCCCTGACCCTGTCGCGCGGCCCGCGCGGGGTGTGGCCGCTGGCCCATCACGACGTCGATCACTACGCCCGGGCGCTGGCGGATGCGAGTACCGATGGCTGACCTGATCGACATCGTGACCGACCGGGTCGAGGCCGAGCGCGAGACCCTGCTGGCCCGCCACCGCGCGGCCCAGGCGCGCGCCCGACCGCGCCCGACCGCCGCCACGCCGGCGACCGCCTGCGCCGGATGCGGCCAGCCGATCCCGCCGGCGCGGCGTCAGGCGCGGCCCGGCTCCACCCGCTGCGCGGCGTGCCAGGCCGCCCACGAGGTGCGCCAGGCGCGCCGCCACCGCACGGGGGTGTGACGTGGACTGGGTCGCGATCAGCACATGGGTGGATATCGCCTGGAAAATCGGGACCGTGGCGACCCTGATCTGGCTGGGCGTGCGCCAACAGGGCACCGACAACCACCGGCGCATCGTCGCTCTGGATGACCGGGTGGACGGCCACGCGGTGCGGATCGTGCGGGTGGAGGAGGCTCTCAAGGGCGTGCCGTCGCACGCGGACCTCCAGCTCATCCACGACCGGATCAGCAAGGGCAACGACCTGACCCACGCCGTGCAGGCCCAGGTCGCCGGCGTGGCCGGCACCATGGAGGTGGTTCTGCGCAAGCTGGAGTTGCTGGACCGCACGCACTATCGGGAGGGCGCGGAATGATCGACGCGAAAGACGCGAAAGAGGTGGCCGCACAGGAACAGCGCCTGCTGATCCTGCGGGCGCTGATGGACACCCCGGCGCGCGAGATGAACGACGGCATGGCGCGCACGGCGCTGGACTTTCGGGGGCATCGGCTCGGTATCGACCGCGTGCGCATTCTGCTGTCCTGGCTGCGCGACGCGCGCTGTGTCGAGATCGAGGACCTGGGCCAGTACTGGGTGGCCCGTCTGACGCCGCTGGGGGCAGAGGTGGTCCGCGCCCAGACCGTCCTGCCCGGCGTCGCCCACCCCCAGGACGTGCGGTGATCCAATGGGCCGCAAGTCCCGCATCGACACGGAGCTGTCACCGGACGATCGGGCCGAGTTCCGGCGCCTCCTCGGGTCCGGCTGCCTCACGATCGACGAGCTGACCGACTGGCTGGAGGCGCACGGCTATGACATTAGCCGATCCGCTGTCGGCCGCGCGTCCCAGCGCCAGGCCGCGCTCGCCGCCCGCCTGCGCGAGACCCGCGCCATCACCGACGGCCTGGCCGCCGAGCTGGGCGAGGCCGCGACGCAGGGCCGCCAGGGGCGGCTGCTGGTCGAGACGAGCCGCTCCCTGGTCCTGGACTTCCTGACCCGGGCGGACACCGGGGAGGGAGGGCTCGACCCCAAGGACGTCATGATGCTCGGCAAGGGCCTGGCCGAACTCGCCAAGGCCGCCAGGTACGACCAGGATTTTGAGCAGAAGGTCGAGGTCCGCGCCCGTAAGCTCGCCGCCGAGATGGCGGCCGCGAAGGCCGGCGAGATGGTCGAGAAGGCCGGCCCGTCCGCCGGCCTGTCGGCGGAGACCATCGCGCGCCTGAAGGCCGACTTCCTGGGGATGGGCGGCTGATGGTCGCCATTCCCGACACGGACCTGCTGGATCGGCTGGGCGATACGCCGCTCCTGCTGCCCTACCAGCAGCGATGCCTGAACACCGTGTCGGCGCACGCGGTCACGGTGATCGAAAAGTCCCGCCGTATCGGCCTGACCTGGGGTCTGGCAGCCCTGGCGGTGTTCACGGCCGCCGCTCGAAAGTCGGCGGCCGGACAGAATGTCTACTATCTGGCCTACGAAAAGGAGATGACGCGCGAGTTCATCGACGTGTGCGCGGGCTGGGCCGGGATGTTCGATCACGCCGCGAGCGCGGTCGAGGAAACGATTTTTAACGACGGCTCAAAGGACATTCTGGCGTTCCGGATCTCGTTCGCCTCCGGCTTCGAAATCGTCGCGCTGTCGTCCAGCCCGCGCGGGCTGCGCGGCCGCCAGGGTCTCGTGATCCTCGACGAGGCCGCATTCCACGACACCATGAGCGAGGTCCTGAAAGCCGCGCTGGCGCTACTGATGTGGGGCGGCAAGGTGGTGGTGGTGTCGACGCATGACGGCGTGGACAACCCCTTCAACCAGCTCATCCAGGAGGTGAAGGCCGGCCAGAAGGACTATGGCCTGGTCCGGGTGACGCTCGACGATGCCCTGGCCGATGGTCTGTACCGGCGCATCTGCCTGGTCTCCGGCCGCGCCTGGAGCCCGGAGGCCGAGGCCGCGTGGCGCGACGGCCTGGTGCGCCAGTACGGCGAGGGTGCCGACGAGGAGCTGTTCTGTGTGCCCTCGTCGGCCGGCGGGAGCTGGATCGCCGGCGCCTACATCGCGGCGGCCGCCCACCCGGACGCCGGCCGGCCGGACCTGTACGGCGGCGGGCTGGCCTATGGCGGGGTGGATATCGCCCGGCGCGCCGACCGGTGGGTAGGGACGGTGGTCGAGCGGGTGGCGTCGGTGCTGTGGCTGCGCGCCGAGATCGTGCTGCAGGACACGCCGTTTCGCGACCAGCTCGCCACCGTGGCCGGGCTGATGACGGAGTACCGGATCATCAAGCTGGCCGCCGATCAGACCGGCATGGGCGAGATGCCGGTGGAGGAGATGATCCGCGCCCACGGCAGCCGCGTCGAGGGCGTGCTGATGACCGGCGACCGGCGCCTGTCGGTCGCCAGCGCCGCCAAGGATGCGTTTGAGCAGGGCCTGATCCGCATTCCCGACGATCCCGGCCTGATGGCGGACATCCGCAAGATCAAGCGGGTGGCCGGTCCCACCGGCGCCCCGCGCCTGGTCGCCGGCCGCGACGCCAGCGGCCACGCCGACCGCGCCTGGGCGCTGTTCCTGGCCATCGCGGCGGCGCATGACGCGCCGTATGTGCCGTACAGCTATGAGCCCGTCGTGCCGCCGCCGTGGAACCCGGCCCGCGATGCCGACGATGACGATGACGACGACATGCGCGGCGGCCGGGGTATCGGCCGCCGCGCCCGCACGGGAATTCTGGCATGAGAAAGCCGACGCCCAGCCGCGCGCCCGTGCGGCCGCTGAAACGTGCCCCCGCTACCCTGACGCGCGAGATCGCCGCCCCCGAGTTGGTGGGCACCCGCACCGTCTGGCACGACAGCTACGCCGCCGGCCTGACCCCGGCGCGACTGGCGCGCATCCTGCGCGCCGCCATGGAGGGCGACACCCACGAATACCTCGTTCTCGCCGGTGAGATCGAACGCCTGGAACTGCATTACCGCGCCCAACTCGGGACGCGGAAGCTCCAGGTCAAAAGCCTCCAGATCATGGTGGAGGCGGCCACGGACGATCCCGCCGACGTGCAGCGGGCCGATGCCGTGCGCAATCTGGTGGCGCGGCCGGGTACCCGGCGGATGATCGGTCATCTTCTGGACGGCTTGGCGCGTGGGTATTCGGTGGTCGAACTGGTCTGGGACACGACTGGCGCCCCCTGGATGCCGCGCTTCGAGTGGCGGGATCCAACGTTCTTCCATCTCGATCGCGTCACCGGACAGGAGATCCGGTTGCGTGACGGCACGCCGGACGGCGCGCCGCTCCCCCCGCACAAGTTCCTGATCCATGTGCCCGACCTGATCACCGGCCTGCCCATCGCCGGCGGGCTGGCGATGCTGGGCGTCTGGGCCTTCATGTTCAAGTCGTTCAGTCTCCAGGACTGGGCGGCGTTCGGCGAGATTTACGGCATGCCGATCCGGCTCGGCCGCTTCGATCAGGCGCACTCCCCCGAGGACCGCGCCATCCTGCGCCAGGCCGTCACGATGATCGGCCGACAGGCCGCCGCCATCCTGCCGCGCGACATGGACATCCAGTTCATCGACGCCGCCAAGGGCGCCGTCGGCCCGGACGTGTTCCAGCGGCTGGCGGAGTACTGGGACGCCCAGGTCTCGAAGGTGATCCTGGGCCAGACCATGACCGCCGACGATGGCAGCTCGCTCGCGCAGGCCCGGGTGCACAACGAGGTGCGGCTGGACATCCTGGAGGCCGACGCCGGCGATATCAGCGAGACCCTGCAACGGGACCTGGTCGCCCCGTTCATCGACCTGAACTTCGGGCGCCCGAACCACGGGCTGTATCCCACCATCCGGCTGCTGGTGCCGGACATGGACGACACCCGGCAGTGGGTCGGCATGGTTTGCGATCTGGTCGACCGGGGTATGACGGTCGGCATGAGCACCGTGCGGGACAAGCTCGGGCTGCCCGATCCCGATCCGGACGAGGCGCTGCTGCACCCGCCCGGTGCGGCGCTGGGGCCGGCGCCGGCGCCCGGGGACGAGGACGGTTTGCCGGTCGGCCAGGCGACGGCACGCGCGACGGCGCGACAAAGCGCCGACGACCCCGACCCGATCGACGACCTGCGCGACGATCTGCTGGACGATTGGGAACCGGCGATGGCGCCGGTGGTGGATCCGCTGGTCGAGGCCCTGCGCGGGGCATCCAGCTTCGAGGAGGCGCTGGCACTCCTGCCTCAGGTCGCGGATCGCATGGACCTGTCGGCGCTGGTCGATGCCCTGACCACGGCCACTGCCGCCGGCCGTGCCGTGGGCGTCCTGGAGGCCCAGGACAGGGGGGACGGCGGGGACGGCGATGGCTGACGATCCGCTGCCCGGCCTGCCACCGCGCGAGGCGTTGGAGTTCCTGGAGGCCAAGGGCCTGCGGCCGGGATGGTCCTGGCTCGATGTCTGGGGCGAGGAGCACGCTCACGAGTTCACGGTCGCCAAGATGATGCAGGCCGATCTGCTGGCCGACACCCACCGCAGTCTGGTGACCGCCCTGGCCGAGGGCCAGACCTACGAGACGTGGGCGAAGGACCTGACCCCGCGCCTCCAGGCGGCCGGCTGGTGGGGCCGCCAGGAGAGCACCGATCCCCTGACCGGCGAGACCCGGACGGTGCAGCTCGGCTCGCCGCGGCGCCTGCGCACCATCTACGACGCCAACATGCGCTCTGCGCGGGCGGCGGGCCACTGGGACCGGATCGAGCGGGCCATGGAGCGGGAACGCTCGCGCGGCCGGACCCTGTACCTGCGCTACGTGGCGGTTTTGGACGAACGCACGCGCGAGCGCCACCGCCGCTGGCACGGCTTGGTCCGGCCGGCGGACGATCCCATTTGGCGGGTGCTGTATCCCCCCAACGGCTGGCATTGCCGCTGCACCGTCATGGTGCTGACCGAGCGCGACCTGGCGCGCTACGGCTACACGCCGACGCCCGACGACAAGGTCCCGCCCCTGAACGCGCGGCCGTTCCTGAACCACCGTACCGGCGAGATCACCCTGGTGCCGGAGGGCGTGGATCCGGGCTGGCACTCGAACGCCGGGCTGGCCCGGGCCGAGACCCTGGCCCGCCAGGCGGCGGCGCGCTGGGCTACCCTGCCGCCGGACGCGGCGGCGCTGGCGGCCGTCACGGGGCGCCAAGTCCGCGCAGCCCTCTCCGATAGTGTGGCGGGGTGGGTGGACGATGTAGCAGCGCGCGGGCAGGCGCGCGGCGAGCGCCGGGTGGTCGGCTGGATGAGCGAGCGGGTGGTGGAGCGGCTGGCCGCGCTGGGGCGCCATCCGTCGTCCGTCGCCTTGCATCTGGACGACGGGATCGTGTGGCACATGATCCGAGATGCGAAAGCGGCGCGCGGGGCGGCGCTGGCGGTCGAGGATGTGCGCCGCATCGTGGATATCGTCGCCACCCCCCAGGCCGTGTTGTACGACCATACGGACCCGGCGCTGCTGTATGTGTTCGAGCCGACAGGCGATGCCATGGATCGGCTCGGAAAGCTGATCGTGCGGATCGACTGGCGCACCAACGTCCGGACGCCAGAGGGCCGAGCGCAGGTGACGCTCAACGCGATCCGCTCCGGCGGGCTGGTGCGCTCCGACAACCTGGACGAACGCACCCCCGACGGTGAACGTCGGTATGCTGTCCTGGATGGAAGCTTGGAAGGGTGATCGCGAGAGCCGAGGGGGTACGCGACCTTCCCCGTGAGAACTGTGCCTTGGCAGCCTAGCCCAACCGGACCCGCGAATTTCCCGGTTGTCACGGCTCTCGCGATCAGCCTCCAATATAGCATATCTCCACCCGCATTGCACCGGCCCCGTAGGGCGCCCCAGGACGCGCGAGAGCGCGGCATGGCCCCTCGGGCCGCGCCGGCCGGAGAACCCGTTTAATACCCCGTTTAATGGCGCCGGAACCGCCATCGTGACGTCCGCCCCCGTCGGGACGGCGCGGGCCGCCGCGTGCCGGCCCGGATTGACCCCGCCGCCGGGCGGCGCGATGCTGCCCCGGTCGGTCCAGATCCCGGTTCCGGGTCCGGTCCGGGCGGCCCGGAAGGGCTTCCGGGCAGTCGGCGCCGGCGCATATCCGGCGATCCCCGCACCGCCCGGCCCCCGGACATCCGTCCGGGCGCATCGGCGTGCGGCCTGCGGCATGGTCGCGCCATGACCGCCGCATCCGCCCAGACCGACGAGACCGTCACCGCCAGCCGCCCCGAGGCGGTGGGGCGTGCCCTGTGCCTGGAGCTGCCCGCGCCCGGCGCGGACGGCGCGGCGCCCGAGTGGATCATGCTGATCCCGGCGGGCGCGGACCTGTCCGCCCGCGACGGCCGGCGCTGGACCAATCCCGATCCCGACGCCGTGGTGGCCGAGACCCGCGCGCTGGGCCGCGACCTGGTGATCGACTGGGAACACGCCTCGGAACTGCGCGGCCGCGCCGGCGAGCGCACACCGGCGGCCGGCTGGATCCAGGACGTCGAGCGCCGGAACGACGGCTCCATCTGGGGCCGCGTGGAATGGACCGCCGACGGCGCCCGGGACGTGGCCGGCCGGGCCTACCGCTACTTCAGCCCCGCTTTCGACTTCGGGCGCCAGACCCGACGGATCAAGCGGATCGTCGGCGGTGGCCTCGTGCATTTCCCGAACTTCCAGATGCCAGCCCTGGCCCGAGAGGAGGACCCCCGACCCATGACCGATGTCATCCCGGCCAGCGTGACGCGCGCGCTCGGCCTGGCCGACGGCGCCGACGAGCGCGCCGTGTGTGCCGCCATCGACCGCCTGCGCGCGGACGTGACCCGCGCCACCGCCGCCGCCGAACAGCCGCCGCTGGAACGCTTCGTCCCGCGCGCGGACCACGACATGGTGCTGCAGCGCGCCACCGCCGCCGAGACGAGGCTCGCCGAGGTCGAGGCCACCGGCCATCAGGAGAAGGTGGACGCGGCCATCAAGGGTGCGCTGGAGGCCGGCAAGATCACGCCGGCCAGCGAGGGCTATCACCGCGCCACCTGCAGGACGGCCGAGGGCCTGGCGGCGTTCGAGACCTACGTCCAGGCGGCGCCGAAGGTGGTCGCCGACGGCCTCACCGGCAAAGCGCCGCCCGCGCAGGCCGCCGGCGGGCAGCTCACGGACGAGGAGCGCGCCACCTGCCGCCAGCTTGGCCTCACCGAGGCGCAGTACATCGCCACGCGCGACGGCGCGCCCCAGACGAAGGAGGCCTGATCCATGGCCGCCCTCACCGCCGATCGCGACACGCCCCGGCGCGCGGTCACGACCTTCACGGACCCGGTCGCCGCCGGTGCCGTCATCCATGCCGGCGCCCTGGTGATGCTGGATGCCGACGGCTACGCCGTGCCCGCCGCCACCGCCACCGGGCTCACGCCGCGCGGCCGCGCCGCCGAGGCCGTCACCGGCGGCGGTGCCGACGGCGACGTCACGGTGCGCGTCGAGCGCGGGTGCTTCCGGTGGGCCAATTCCAGCGGCGCCGACGAGATCACCCGCGCGCACATCGGCGCGGCGGCCTATGCGGTCGATGACCAGACCGTCGCCGCGACCGATGGCACCGGCACCCGCAGCGCCTGCGGCACCATTCGCGACGTGGACGCCCAGGGCGTCTGGGTCGAGGTCTAGGAGGGCGACACATCATGATCATCAACAAGGGGACCCTGACCGCGCTCGGCACGGGTTTCAAGACGCACTTCCAGACCGGGCTCGGGATGCACGAGCCGCAGTACAAGCCGTTCGTGACCGAGGTCACCAGCACGACGTCCAAGGAGGAGTACGGCTGGCTCGGCAAGATGCCGCGCATGCGCGAATGGATCGGCGACCGCGTGCTGCATGGTCTGGCGCTGCACGGCTACACGATCCGGAACCGTAAGTTCGAGCTGACGGTCGAGGTGTCGCGCGACGACATCGACGACGACAACCTCGGTGTCTACGGGCCGATGTTCCAGGAGATGGGCGAGAGCACGGCGGCCCATCCGAACGAGCTGGTGTTCGGCCTTCTCAAGGCCGGCCTGACCACCAAGTGCTATGACGGGCAGTATTTCTTCGATGCCGATCATCCGGTCATCGGCGCGGACGGCGTCACGATCGAGAGCCAGTCGAACCTTCAGGCCGGCGCTGGCACGCCGTGGTACCTGATGGCCCTCAATCGGGCGATCAAACCGGTGCTGTTCCAGAAGCGCCGCGACTACCAGTTCCGCTCGCTGACCGACCTGGACAGCGAGCGCGTGTTCATGACGGACCACTTCGTCTACGGCACCGACGCGCGGCTCAACGTCGGGTTCTCGCTCTGGCAGCTCGCCTACGCGAGCCAGGGCGATCTGGATGCCACGAACTTCAATGCGGCCTACGCCGCCATGATGGGGCGCACCGGCGATCACGGCCGCCCGCTCGGCATCGTGCCGACGCACCTGGTGGTGCCGCCCAGCCTGCGCGAGGCGGCGCAGGAGATTGTCGGGGTGGAGCGGCTGGCGAACGGTGCCACCAACCCGAACCGGGGTCTGGTCCAGGTCGTTGTCGTGCCCTGGCTGGCGTGAGGGGAAGCCATGCCCATCCGCGTGACCGCCCGCCACCCCATCCGCCGCGCCGGCCGGTCCTGGCCGGCCGAACCGGTGACCGTTCCCGACGGCGACCTGACCGACGCGGAGGTCGCGGCACTGCGGGCCGAACCGGAACTGACGGTCGAGGACATCGCGCCGGCCAAGCCGGCGAAGGAAAAGCCGGCCAAGTGATCCCGCGCGAAACCCGGGTGTCGATCCCGGCCGGCACAGGACGCCGGCCGGCGGAGTCCGGGGAGTAGGCTCGCCGGCGGGCGGACGCCGGCAGGGCGGCCGGGGTTGCGAGGCCCCGGCCGACCCGAGATTGGCAGCGCAGTTTCCGGCGCGACCGCGCCGGCGGCCCGAAGGGCCGGAGCCCCGCGAGGCCGTAGGCCGAACTGGGGCGATAGAAAGGCAGATCCATGACATCCTACGCCACCGCCGCAGAGATGATCGCGCAGATCGGCGACCACGCGGCCGAGGACCTCGCGCCCGCCGATGGCGGCGGCGTGGACACGGCCGCGCTCGACGATGCGCTGGCCCGCGCCACGGAGGAGATCGACGGCTACCTGGGCGGACGGTACAGCCTGGAGGCCGGCCTGGCGCGGTCCCTGTGCATCGTCATCGCCCGCTATCGCCTGGCCACGCATGCCCCGCCGGAGAGCCGCGAGGGCCGGGACTACGGCGACGCCGTGCGCTACCTGCGCGACGTGGTGGCCGGCAAGACCGGCCAGCGGCCGCTGGACGCCGGCGGCGCGCCGACCGGCGGCGCCGCCCTCGTGGACATGCCGCCGCGCCTGTTCGGCCCCGGCACCCTGGGGGGCTTCTGATGGCCGGGATCAGCATCGAGGTCAGCGGCGACGACATCGCCGCCCGCGGGCTCGACGCCATCGTCGGCCGCGCCGCCGACATGACGCGGGCGATGGACAGCATCGGCGCCATGATGCGGACGTCGGTGCTGCACCGCTTTCAGGAGGGCGTGGACCCGGACGGCGAGGACTGGCCGCCGTCAATCCGTGCCATCATGACGGACGGCAAGACCCTGGTCGATCGCGGCCACCTGCGCGACAGCGTGACGTATGCGGCCGACGCCGACAGCGTGCGCCAGGGGACGAACCTGGTCTACGCCCGCATCCACCAGCTCGGCGGCACCATCAAGATCAAGGCGCGCACCCAGACGATCACGCGCCGGCTCTACAAGGACGGCACGCTGAGCGAGCGCTTCGTCAAGCGCACGGCCCGGAATGCCGTCTCGACGGATCACCAGGTCGCGGCCCACACCATCACCATGCCGGCCCGCCCGTACCTGGGTCTGTCGGCCCAGGATCGCCAGCAGGCCGGCGAGATCGTCGCCGACTGGGTGACCGGAGCCTGGTCATGATCGGGGCGGCGCTGGTCGATCCCGTCATCGCCCTGGTGTGGGCCGCCGCCCCCGACCTGGCCGCGGTCGAGACCGCGAATGACCTGGCCGCGCTGATCGCCGCGCGGCGCCTGCCGGCGCGGGTGCCGGCCGCGTTCGTGCTGCCCACCGCCGAGGCGGCCGATCAGGCCGCGCGCACCGTGCACCGGTCGATCATCAGCACCGTCCTGACGGTCGTGCTGGTGACGTCCGAGAGCCGGCGCGGCCCCGACGACCGGCCGCTGGACGCCCTCGGCGCCGCCGTCATCGCCGCCCTGGACGGCGCGGTGCCGGCGGAGGGCTGGCGGGCGCTGGGCTACCGCGGCGCCGACCAGCAGGTGCGGGCCGCCAGCAGCGACCGCGAGGGCGGCGTGTTCCTGACCGTCCACTTCGAGACCACCACACAGCGGAGGGCCTGAGGCCATGCGCCAGGCTGGCACGTTCATTTGCGACCGCGCGGGCGAGGCCCCGCGCCCCGCGCTCGGCCCGAGGCCCGCAGGGCCGACGGTTGCCGAGCGCCAGGACCATCCGCTCAACCCGAGGCCCGCAGGGCCGACGGTTGCCGAGCGCCAGGACCATCCGCTCAACCCGAGGGCCGCAGGGCCGACGGTTGCCGAGCGCCAGGACCATGCGGTCGACCCGAGGCCCGACCCGGCGCAGCCGGCTGGGCCGAAGGTTGTCGAGCGCACAAGTAAAAAGAAGGAGGGCTGACCATGGCGCTCAAGACGCGGTCCCGCGAGATCCTGGCCGCCCTGGAGGCGGCCTACGGCCAGGGCGCGCCGACCCCGGCAGACTGGCTGGCGCTGCTGGTGGTCGATGCCGATCTGCCGGGCCTGGACGCCCAGGAGGTCGAACGCAACACCATCCAGCCACACCTCGGCGCCCGGCCCAAGGGACGCTACCAGAAGCGGGTCCCGTTCTCATGGTCGCACGAGGCGGTCGGCTCGGGCGACGTGGCCGTGCCGCCGCATTTCGATCCGCTGATCCTGGCCAGCGGATGGTCCCGCGTGGCGCTGACCGGGACCGCCACCGTGGCGGCGGCGCCGGTCGCGGTGGCCGCGCCGACCGGGACCTGGAGCTACACCGTCGGCACCGGCTTCACCGGCGCCAACCGCCGCCGGGTGACCGTGACCTGCACGACGGCCGGCGGGTCGGGCACCGCCGTCGCCACCATCGCCGCCCCGGCCTGCGGCCTGGGCGCGACCGCCGAGGCCGCGTACGAGGCGGCCGGGGTCGCGATCGCCGACGCCACGCCCATCGCCCTGCCGGGCGGCGCCGAGATCACGCCGACGGTCGGCACGGACTGGGCCGTCGGCGACACCTGGGCGATCGAGCTGATCCCGCCCGGGATCGCGTACTGGCCCAGCAGCGACCACCGCAACCATGCCAGCGCGGCGATCCGCTACAACCTGGACGGCACCCTGATGGAGGCGCCGGGCGCCCGGTTCCAGATGGGCGCCAATCTCGCCATCGGCGGCTACCCGCTGCTGACCTTCCGGGGCGCCGGCCTGTGGCGGGGGGCGTCCGCGACCCCGCTCGGGACCCCGGACTTCTCCGCCATCCGCGAGCCCGCGGTGCTGGATGCCGACAGCTTCCAGGTGCTGGTCGAGCCGGTCGACCTGTCCGCCGCCGCCTGGGTGCCGGTCGGCCAGTCCCTGACCCTCAGCGGCGGCGCCGACGCGCGGTCGAAGTCGCGCACCGGCCTCGACAGCGTCGAGGTCGTCGACCACGCCGTCACCGGCGAGCTGCTGGTCGAGGAACCGGCCGCGGCCGACCTCAACATCTGGGACTGGGCGGGCCTCTACAAGCGCATCCGCGGCATCGCCGGTACGGCGCCCGGCGAACGGTGCGAGATCTGCATCCACAACGCCCAGATCGGCAGCCCGCAGCGGCGCGACGACCAGGGCGACGGCATGGTGAGCATCCCGTTCATCGCCGTCCCCCAGACCGGCGCCGGGGACGACGAAGTGAGTGTGAGGTTTTTTTGAGTTTGGTCGGCCCAGCGCGACCCTTCGGGCCGCCGGGCCAGTCGGCCCGGCCGGCCTCTTTCAGAGGCCGGAACCGTCCCCTCAACGAAAGCTTAAGAGGCCCTCGATGGTGCAG